TATATCAACATCAGCAAAAAAGTTTTTATTTGGTGATTTAACCTTACCTGCTATTGCAAAAGTATTACCACCAGTGAAGAATGTTTCATAAGTATAAGTAAGGTTGTTTGTTAAAGCATTAAAACTTACAGTGTTGAAAGGAACTATTTGTTCTCCTGTACTTGCCAATAAATTTATATCTGAAGTAGCTTGGATTACTTCCAAATAACCACCATTAATATCACCTTGACTTCTTCCACTTGTAAGTGATCCATAATCACAATTAGTAAAATGTGTCTTACTTGGCTCACCTAAATAATTATGATTAAATGTAGGCATACTTGTAACAAAAGAACAACAATCAAAGACATCATCAACTGAACCTTGAAAATAAAAAGCGATCATTGAACCAAAAGTACAACCATTAAATTTAAATCTAGATGTCTTATTTAATAGAAGGCTATTTGCATATATGTTACAGCCATCAAATACAAAAGCCGATACTGGATCATTTGCAAATACAGCGTAAGTACCATGATTTAATGCACATCCAACTACTAGACCGTGTGCATCGTTTCCACCTGCTCCAAGATATATATTGTTTGTACAATCACTAATAACAGATCCACTAATTACCGAATTACCACCAATTATTCTGATACCGTCAGTACAAGAGTCTATATTACAACCACTAACTGTTTGATATTCACCTCTCTCATCAATATGAACACCATATAAACAAGAAGTTATTGTGCTGTCAGCTAGTGCATTTCCTTGATGTGCGTCAACTATTCGTGTTACATAATATCCTGCACCACCTAGATTTTTATAATAACAACCGATTACTTTACTTCTTGATACACCATTGAATGATACTCCACCATCTATAAAAGTGCCTCTCTGTAATGTACCTGTATTATTTCCTAGAAATGTAACGCCCCATACTATACTATCGCTTGATAATATAACCATTGATATGTTGGCAGTAGTTTTTAATGTTGCTCCACTACCTACTAGGTGCTGACCTACACCTAATGTAAGAGGTGCTGTAATTAAATATGTATCATTGCTGTTCTCAAGGGATACTGTCTTACCTGTTGCTATTGCTGCAAGTATTGCCGCAGTGTCGTCTGTTACTCCATCGCCAACTGCTCCAAAGCTTTTAACATCAGCCCACACACTAGCACCACCTGCATTATCATCAACATATTTTTTTGTAGCAGCTTGTAGATCTGTAGTAGGTGCAGGTATAATTGGACTAGATGAGAATGCCTTTATTCCCCCTACAGTTTGATTACCAGTTAATTTAACTACTGCATTATCATTTGCTTTATCTGTTTCCAAAGTATCTATTTCTTGATCATGCAATTCAATAGCATTATCCATCTTATTTAAGTTGGTTGCACTTATTGCAGGTGCACTATCGTCTACAAATCCTATTGGTATATATGGTGCCATTTGTATATCCTTTTATATTAATGTCGCAAAATTACCACCAATAGAACTATTAGTAGAACTAGTACTAGATGGTAATAATGTTGTTGATGGTAGCAATGTTGATGATGGTAACAGTCCACCAATACTACCAAATCCTAGAGCTGTTTCATCTCCAAAGAAACCGAACGGAGTTTCATTATGCATAAGCTTATAATCAGCTTCATCAATTCCAATCATGACTGGTATTAATGGAAGTATAACATCAATTTCAAATTGAGTTAATATTTTCCCGATTTCATATGTTGGTTTTGTATTTATAAATAAAATATATCTTACAAGTATATCACCAAATGCAAATGATATTATATCAATAACATCTTCATTTGTCATAGCTGTTTGGTTTACTTTAATTTTTACTCTTAGTAATGTTCTATATAGTTCATTACCAATTGGCTGTGCAAGACTATTAAGACTCACAAAGTTACCACCAATATCCGTATTTATTAATGTTCCAAATCCCTGTGATGTATCATCATCTACAAAACCAAAAGCACCAATTAAATCAATTGGCTTAACAGGTCTTTCAAGTCCTACAATTTCACCAATACCATCAAGTTGCACACCTTTGGCTGTATCTAAATATCTATATATTGCTAAATCATCAAGAGATATATCTAAATCTTCGTAGTCTAAAAGATGGGCAGTTAACAATCCTTTTAAATTGTCGCTATCTGCAAATTGAAAAGCTAATCTATCCAGGTATTGTTCTATCATGATACAATCATCTCCACCCTAGTTGTGTCGTATTTTGATATTTCTTCAACTGTTATTGGTAAATTTGCTGTTCCAGTTGGACTTGCTGATAATCCAATTCTAAGATCTATAGATATAATTCCTGGTATTGAATTTATTGGTGTATAAAATTGACTAAGAATAACATCATCATTTATACCAAAGTTTGAATTACCATATGTTGCTATTGCATTTTGAACGTCTGCTTCTCCTGTTACTGGAAATGTAACTGGATCAGTAACAATTGTAACTTTGAAATAAATATCTACTTCTGCAGGTCTACTATACATAACATCTTGATTAAATCCTTGAGAGTCTACAATTATTTCTGTAAGTGCTCCATATGAACCTATCCCTTGAGGTGTATTTTTCCATATTGCATCGGCTATTTCTGTAACATCTCCACCTTCAATAACTGTTAAGAATTGATGAGGTGGTATTCCATTTATATCAGTAATGTCTGTTCCATTTGAAATAACTAAAGCATCTGTTACATTATCTAGATTTGATATTTGACTGAATAAACTATCAACTAAATTTTGACCAAGGGATTGTGTTGATAAAACTCTTCTTTCACGAAGTTCAGCATCTGTTTCTTCATCTTGACCAACAGTAGCATCATTTAAGTTATTAGCGCTTTCCCATCCAAATATAGGAGTATCTATTATAGTTAGTGTTCCAGCTACTGCTTCAATAGCTCCATCGCTAACAGACTCAAAAGCAATGGAAACTGTCCCACCTACTATTGTTCCTGTACTAATACTTACAAACTGTTCTTTTGTATCACTTGTTGAAACAATTGAACCAATAGGGATTACTGTTCCATTTGTTCCAATACATGTTATTGTTGCTGTTGACTTTGTAGCTTCTTGTCTTACAATACCGTTAAGTGTAACTACATTTGATAATTGAACACCTTGAGCAGTTGAAGGATAAAATGCATTATAAACAAATTCCGCTTGTTCCCATAAATCTGCTTCACGTTCTGAATGAATGCCTATGATCTGACCAAATACACTCTGTGGAGATACATCTATATTATCTCCAAATATAAGTTTATATGAAGCTTCTAATTCATCTTTAATATTTGATAATCTTTTTCTATTAAATCCGTCAGGTGTTAATCCAAAAGCCATTTTAAACCTCTATTATTATTTGTTCTGATATAACTATATCATTATCTTGTTTAATTGTGAAATCAACTTGTAAACCACGTTCATCATTTTGAGGAGTTAATGTTAATGAAATAACTTCAAGTACTCCTACTGTATTTAGAATTTCATTACGGTATAATCTATATATTGTAGAAATATTTGTTCTTCTTTCAAATATAACAGTTGGATATGGAAGTCCTGCAAATGTATCTAAGAACCATTCATTGAGAATAAATTGTAATCTGATACGTAAAGATTGAATAATGAAATTATCATCTGTTGTTAAAACTAAGTCAGATTTATTTACAAAAATATCATGATCTGAATTTAGAGCAATATCCATAATAAATCCTCCTTAAAAACTATCTAAGCATTATATCACAAATTATGATAAAGGTGCAGTATTGCTAGCACCAGATGTAACACCACCATGAACATGATCTTTAACTTCTGCTCCTGAAATTGTTAAACTGCTTGCGGCTTGTATTGTAGGAGCTGTGATTGTTCCTAGAACATCAAGATTACCTGTCACAGTTGTTTTAGTTGCTGTTATAATAACTTCACCTGATGGTTTAATTGTTATCTTAGTATCATTTGCAGTATTTCTTATTTCCATATTAGCTGGATCAAAGTCTGCAAGGACTTCTTGTTGTGAATATAAAACAGGTACAGCATAAGCATCTGATAGATCAAATTTCCTTGTGTCATTAGGTGATTGTATTCCACCTTGTACTAACCAATTATCTATTGAACGTTCGATAAAATGTAATGAAACCTCATCACCTGCTACAAGTGGAAATGTTATTGTAAAGGCTTTTGATTTTAAAAAACGAACAGGCACTTGTACAAGTACTGGAAGGTTGATCAATTGATCTCCAACTTTTCTTTTTAATAATGGTTGAATATCCGCTAATTGTGTTGCTGGATCAAAACTAATGATCTGACCAGGCAACATTGTATGAACATCTTTTAATTGAGTTTGGATTGCTGTAGATATTACACTCTCAATACTTGCTCTTCTATCTCCATCACCCATTAGAAATTCCTTGCTTCAATTTCACTAAACCAATCGTTTTCTCTAGTATCACCAACATGTGTAATTTTATCTATTCTATATATACCTACGCCTAATGTTGGTGGAACCTTACGAAATATTAAGTTTCCAATATTAATCTTACTACTTATAGATTTGATCTCTATACGTCTTCCAAGCTTCAGTTGAGGTAACAATAACGATTTAACTTTTAAGCCCACCTCGGTTAGCTCTGGACTTCCTATCATACCAGTTTCTTGAGATATAATAACAACAGGTTCATCGTTTAATGGTTTACCCTTAACTGTTGTTTCAAGTACATCATTATTTATTGAATAATCAAATCCACAATTCTGTGATAATTTAGTAAGCCAATCTTTAATATTGCCTGATAATACTAAACCTCTAAGTAATGATCTCTTTTTAGTAAGACAATCTTTAAGACCTTCAGTTACACCTTTAGTAACACCATCCATTCCAGCAACCAGTTCATCAAGTATACTTTCAGTTGTTGCTCCTGGAGGTAATGTCTTACTTATAGTTGATTGATTTATTGATTTTAAAGCATCACCACAAAACAATGTTGTGATCCAATCAGGTCCAGATTTTTCATGTGTAACGTTAACAATATTTCCACTAAAGATCAATGATGTATTTCCTTGATAACCAGCGTATAAAAATATCTTTGTAAATTCTTCTTTTATTTTATTACGACTTGATTGTTTTAAATTGTATACTTTAATATTACCCATATTTGGATAACCAACTAATGATAATTCAATGGTAAAAGAAAATCTAAGATCTTTAATTTCAAGACCACCTGTTTCTGGATCACCAACAACAAGGCTGGCTTCTCTCATGAAAAACTTAGCCATTGTTTTTCTCTAAAATTTCTAATTCAAACTCATTAAGATTATTACGCTCAGGATCATTTAATCTTTCACTTCTTAAATCAAATGGAATTGCTGGATGCATTTCTAATAAATTAGTTTTTGTAAGTAATTTCACACCATATATAAAAGGTGATCCAGTTATATTTACAATATCTAATGTCCAAAATCCTAACGTATTCCATTTTTGTTTAAATTTATAAACC